TCTTAGATCGTTCTTAATATTTTTTAAGCTATTAAATATACTTACCCAACTTATATTAGTTTCGGACGCTATCTTTCTTATAGACATATCGGTTTGAGAATATAGCTTCCAAAGTTTCTTATCATACCAATTAAAAGTATCTACCTTTTTATCTAAAAGAAGACAAAAATTATTATAACCTTCCTCAACGTCTAGATTATTTATATTAGGAATCTTATTAAAAAAATCTTTATCATCTATATCTTGTCTTTTAAATTTCTTTTTAGCGTTATGAAATTGAAACAAAACAGAACGCAAAGTATAAAACATATATCCTTGAGATACTTTTCCATTTTTAACTATACTTTCCTCGTTGGTATATTTATATAAAACAATATAAGCCTCTTGGACTATATCCTCGGCGAAGCTATACTCTCCTAAGTCTTTTACAAGCTTAATCCATTTCTTATGATCCTTCGCTACTATTTTTAGCCATTCGGCAGATTTTTCCATATTACGTTTACACTAATTACTCCTAACAAACATTGTAAAGTGTACTCGTCTTCCTCTATGTATTCTTCTTTGTGATATAAAAATCCAAACATAAAACCTTTTATCGGACTTATAATTATTTCTCCATTTTTTAAATGCCCTATTAATATAAAAATAAAAGCTACTAGCAATAAAAATATTAATATAATCAAAACGGTATTTTATCTACTTTAGGTATATTATAATTTAAGAGATCTCTTCCTAAATATTCAAACCCAACGTTATTAATTTTCATTTTAATTTTTATAGGATTATCGAACGGTGTCGGTCTTCCGCCGGTTTCGTTCTCTTTTACCTTGTGAATTAAAATATTAGAATACATCCAGTCACTAGGATGCGTTGTATAACGATGGATACAAATAATATCATCAGCCCGGTTACCCCATTTACCACCACCTTCAACGTCAGCCATTCCTAAAGGTTTAGGTAAGCCTTGATAGTCTCCGTTTGTATGTATTGATCTCATTGCGCTAGTTACCCCGTGGGCATTTAAATAAAGCGTTATATTTTGCTTCTTGGCTAAAAGTCTAAACTCGCTCGCTACTTGGTAATCGTAGTCGTGGGAATTACCTACTAGCTTTTGTAACGTTGGATCTTTAGCTAAACTATTATAGGGATCTATTAAGAGACAATCGTAATTCCAAGCTTCTTTAATTTGTTTCGCTTCTTTTATTAATTGCTTATAGCTATATAGATCCTCTACGTCTATAACTTTAAAATGATTATCACTCCAAGAAATAGCTTTATTAATTTGTTCGTCCGAAGCTTCCGTTATTGGTATTCCCATTTTAAACTCTATTATTTTTCTTACTATTGATTGAGGAGTATTTTCGCTTGACCAAATTAAAAACCTTAAGTTATGTTTTACCGCCCAAAGGACAAATAAATATATACAACAGGTGGTCTTACCCGAATTTGCGTGCCCGATTATTAAATTAAAATTCCCCTGCTTATATCTCAAATACTCATCTATCTCGGGTATACCTAGTTTTAAGCCTTGTTTTATTCTCCCGTACTTTATATCTAATATTTTGTCTTGTAATTTTTTAGATTGCGCTATCATATTCTTGGTTTTGCATATTTTCTCTCTGTATCAATTCCTTGCTCGTTTCTATTTGGATTATATTTATAACCTAATATAGGATTTATATTATAGTTCCAAAAATCATCCGGGAACTTTTCGCCTTCTTTTAATTTCTTTAACATTGAAGTATAAAAAAAAGGGGGAACTTAATCCCCCGTTAACTATTTTTTAAAATGGTAGATCTCCTACCTTTTCTCTTGCGGGCTGTTGTTCGTTGTTATTTACTTGCCCTACGGTATTAGCTATTTTCCAACCGTTAATACTATTGTAGTATTTTCCGTTGTACTCGTTACCTCTAATATTAATAGAAACTACTACCGGGTTACCTACCTCAAAATTATTTATTTGAGTTATTTTATCTCCCATAAAATCTATTGCGATATCTTGAGGATAAGTTTCGTTAGTCGTTACTACTATTTGGCGCTTCGCCCATTCCTTCCCCGCTTTCGAGGTTCCGGTTTCCGTTTCCATTATTAATTTGATATTTCCTGTAATCTCCATATATAGTTATTTTAATTAATTTATTTTTATAAATTGTATTGTAATATACTTTTTTTATTTTACAGTTTAGATAACTCATCTCTTACTGCTTTACTTATTTTATACTTTGCTTCTATATCTTTAATATTACCTCCTTGACTTAAAAAGTCTATAGCTTTAGTAAACTGCAAAGTATCTTTATTTAGCCAAGGTTTTTCGATAGTTGGATTTATATTACCGCTAGCCGCGTTAGCGTCGTCGTCTATAGCTTGTAAACCTAATAAACTAGCCAACGTATATCTGCGGTAGTAAGTAATACAACTTCCAAGTTTTTGTGGATCCGTTATTTCGGGAATCTTTAATCCGCTTATTACTCCTCCGGATCCTTCTATACAAATAAGCTTACTATAAACTATATCCTCTTCGATAGGTTGTAATAAAAGTAACTTATATTTTTTTAGTAAAGGTTGTAATTGTTTTATCAAAGAATTTATATCGAAGTACTTAGATTTATAAAACGGATTACTTGCGTCTTTGCTAATTGTTCCTATCTCTTGTTGTAGGTTAAATAGCTTTTCGTTTATATTTGTTTCTTTCTTAGCCATTGTTTTTTGTTTTTAAGATTAATTGTTTTTTTAATTGTTCGTTTTCGTATTGCAGTTCTTGTACCTTGCCAAAGAGTTCTGCTTTTGTAAATTGTTCCATATTGTAAAGATACAAAAAAATAATTAACAAAAAAAAGGAGCGACATTTCTGCCGCCCCCAAACAAAGAACAAATTTACAAGAAAAAAATCAAGTAAGCTTTTTTAGTCTTTGACTATAATCCTTAATCATATCTTCTAGATCGCTATTAGCGAACTTTACAATTTCTTTACTTTTCAAATATAATACTTCTGAGACTTCTTTTCCTAAAAAAAGAGAATATTTATATTGCTCTCCGTATTTAAAAACATTACAACCTACACACTGCGGGTGAACGTTTAGCTCGTCCCAACGAGTACTATAATGTTTCCGACTTTGAAAATGTCCCGCTTGAATGTCTTTCCAATGTATTTTTTTTGAGCAAGTACAACAAGTACAATATCCTTTTTTATCCGCTTTACTTAACCTTACCCATTGACTAAATACCGTATCGAGTTTCTTTACTAATTTACCTCTAGAAGGTTTTTTAGTTTTTGGCATTTACTAAACTAGTTAGATCTTTTTCATTCATATGGGCTTCTAGTATATAGCCGTCTAAAGGATTTATAATAGATATAGCTCTATATATTTTTCTACTAATAGCTTTAACGTTTTTCTTTTCGGTTTTACTTGAGTCTGTTCCTAGGTTAGTATAGTTATCAGCATCCATTTTAAGTAAAGTATCCGTTTTACGTTTTACGCTCCAAGTTTTATAATTTATAATTTTTCTTATTTCTTCGTCAATTTGCATTATATATAATTTTATATAAATTAATATAAATTAAGTAGTTAGTTTCCCACTACCCACCAAAGTTACTACCTTTTTTTTTAAAAATCAACTATTAGATTATTTCGATTATAAACATTAACGTCCTTGACCGCGATATTTCTTAGTATAATTTTTTGAAGATTTTAAAGCAGATTGCTTATTCTTACTATGTATTCCCTTTCTTTTTACTTTTACTTTTTTATAGTTAATAACTATTTGCTTTGCCATTTATTGGTGTTTATTGTTTCCGAACACTTTCTCTACTCCTCTGCTTCCGAAATATCCTCCAATAACGATCGAGAGAAGACCGGTTATAGAGTCTAAGGGATATCCTAAATACCAACCTACAACATAACTAATAGTTAAAAATACTAACGTTAATGGTCTTACATTACTTGATAACCAAGATCCGGATCTAGCGTCTGCAACCCAGCGCCTTGTTGTACCGTCTATTTCGGCTCGCTCTAAATCAAGCTTTTTTAAAGCTATTTCTTTGTCGGCATCGGACATATCGGATCCTCCTATAATAGCTTGAATAACACTTCCTACCGCCGTATTACCCGCAACAGACTGAACTACGTCTGGAATCTTGTTTAACAGAAATTTTCCTACTTGAGTATCTTTGAATTTTTTTTTATCCATAACGTACTTCCTACCGTGTTAGTATGTCCAGACTGAGTTTGATTTTGAAGAATCGGTATCGCAATGTATGAAGGTTTTAGCAATTCCCAACCGTTTAAATCCTGCTTTAATAAGGGCATTAAGAATAATGTATCTTTCGTTACCGGATGCAATAGCAATATCGGCTGCAAGACCGTTGAGGTGGCTTGAATTTGGAACTCCACCAACTTGCTCATTTCTTTCTTTTGTGCGATAGCCTGAATTAATTTTAAATGGTACTCCTGCAATTTCTCTTGCTTGTTCAAGTTTGGCAATAAAATCACCATCCATATTAACGCCACTACCTTGATGACTAGGGCAGTCAAATTCATCTAACGTAAAGTATTTCATTTTTTCAACTTACTAATTTCTTCTTTTAGTTCGCTAAATTTTTGTTCTAATGCGTCAGGTATTCCGTCTTTGTCTTTGTCGGTAAAAAGACCATAAACAGTTAAACCCATCATTATTGCAGTAGCAAACATTATTATTGAAATTATAATTATTAAAGTATCCATATTTATTTATTTAGGTGTGAACCATCACAATAACCTTCTGCGTTATTTGTGCATCCACATTTACATTTAGGTTTATTTTTCATTTCTATTGTTTTTGTCATCGAAATCCATTGCTGCCTTCAATATGATTTTGTCCATCATATTATCTTGATTTTGTAGCATTTCTCTTTGTAGGTTTATAACCATTTCTTCTAATCTATCTTTAGCATCTACAAGCATCTGTATTTGATGTTCTTTCTTTTCTAATGTAGATTTAAGAGAATTAATATCATCTGGTTTTGTACCACTTATAGCACTAATTAAAACTGGTATAGAAGCTGCAATACTTCCGATTAACATTAACACAATTTCTTTGTTAGATTCTAAAACAGGAAACTGTACAAACGTTATTATTATACCTACTATAAACAGAAAAACAAAAATGCTTCCTACATAGCTACGTATCTCTTTTGCTGAACCGTTTTTAAAAGTCATTTTTTTAGTTTTTTACTGATAGATATTAAGGTATATGCTATTGCTAATAAAAGAGATACAGCTTGTAGAATAGGATTTATAGCACTAACACTAAATGCCAAAGCAATTAAATTAAGGCTGTAAATCTTTACTTCTTCCATTATGGCTCAATATCTAAATCCCAACTTAAAGTGTCCTCATTCCAATAATAAGTTTTAATATCGTCAGGTCTTGGAGTAGGAGGTTGCCAATCAAAATTTGAATCTAAAGACCAAGAGTTATAAGGTTGCGGACAAATAAAAACATCATTTATTTTATCGTAAGTGTACTTAACTCCAGCATATTGTTTGCGGAAATTATTATTGTATGATGTTTGAACCCAAGTAGCTGTACCAAATAAACTATTTAAAAATTGTTTTCCTTTTAATTCGCTTTCTGTACCGTCTGCCTTTAATAAAACATCGTTTTTTATTACTAAAACTTCAGTAACTATATTGTTTTTATCAATTTTTGCAAAATGTGCCATATTTTATGCTGTATAAGAACCTGAACCTGTAAATTTAATTATTGTATCTGTTCCACTTGTTGTTACTGTTGGTGAACCTGTTGTTGTGCCTGTATAAGATGAAGTTGGCATTCTTAAAATTACAATTCCGCTTCCACCTGTACCACCTGTATTATTAGTAGGACCAGTAACTTTACTTGCATAGCCTCCACCACCTCCTCCTGTATTGGTTGTAGCGTTATTTCCTGCAACATTACCTGAACCCGGAGTGTTAGCCCCTGCTGCTCCACCACCTGCTCCAGCACTTCCTCCTGTTATAGTTCCACTATCTGTATGACTACCGCCACCGCCTCCACCTGCATACGTTACAGAAGAGCCAGTAATTGATACTGCCAATCCATTACCACCTGAACCTGATATTAGTGAAGGATTATTGGCATTACCTCCAAGGTCTACAGCACCGCCTCCCCCACCAGTTGTATTTGGGGCACCCCCACCAGTTGACCTAAATCCTGTACCTCCGTTACGACCTTGACCTGTTGTACCAAGACCTCCTGTTTGTGTACCTTGATTGTATATACCTTGTGCTCCTGCTCCTGAACCTCCGTCTCCAGGAGCTATAGTTCCGTTAGAACCACCGCCTCCACCTTCAGAAGTAATTGTAGTAATATCAGCACCTGAAATTAGAGAATTTGAACCGTCAGCATCGCCTTTAGACCCTGCTCCTGCGGTTCCTGTATAACTTCCTCCGCCACCAACTGTAATTGTATAAGTAGTCCCTGAACTTAAAGACAAGGCACCTTCAGCACTCGCTCCTCCACCTGAAGTAGAACCAAAAGAAGTTCTTAAACCTCCAGCTCCTCCACCTGATAATTGAGCCCCACCGCCTCCAGCTACAACTAAAAAATCAACCGCTGCTCCTGCCGCTGGTCTTGCAATAGATAAAAAACGCCTTCCTAAACTCATATTTTAAAATTTATATATCACTACTGTCTGAAACAAAAGTTCCTAAAGAATAAAAGAATATTGGGTCTGTAGCTGAATCGTCTACGCACTCAATTTGTAAAATGTTACTACTACTACCGTCATCGTTATAGTCAACTCCTCCTATTTTATTGAAGGTGTTTGTAGAACTACCTTGACCTGCTAAATTTAAAGTTTGGTTTCCTTTTAATGGGAAAATAGTAATCATTTGCCCTTTTTTATAATTAGTTAAACTTATAGTATAAGCACCTGTTAAGTCTCCACTTAATTTAAAACTTGAACCTGCCGAACAATCAAAACTTACTGTTCCTGTTAGAGTTGTAATTGAAACTATTTCTTTATATCTGTTTTCTAATTTAGCGTGTGTAACTCCGTCATCATTTAGAGATATTGTTACTGCTCCTGTAGCTGAATCTCTTGCAATTGGTGCTGTTGCTGTTATACTACCTACATCTCCTGCATCGTCTGTATATAGTTCCGTAAAGTTATCGTTTACCTTATCGAAAGCGTCTCTTATAGGATCCCCGGTTCCGTCGTTTGGAGTCCCAATATTAATAACCTGTTTAGCCATCTGTTTTTAAAATTTAAATTTGTGTTGCATCTGCTCTATATATTGTTGTATCTGCTAAAAACGGAGTCCCGGAAATTTGCGTTAAATCTGCGGTTAATTCAAATGTACCCCAGCAACTTGGTGCCGAAATATCAGGTATACTATTAGTCGAATAAGCCGTATCGGTACCAAATCCCGAGTCTGTTATCATACTACAATATATTGAACCCCAATTTATATTATTAGCCATACTTATATAATTATATTTTTACGTTTTTGTTATATATCTTTTTTAGATAGTTTTTTAACTTCACTATATTTTGTTCTTTGGGTTTGTATTTTCTAGTTTTTTTAATCATATAACCCAACCTGTATAATCCGCGCTTTTATCCGGGAAAACGTCGTCGTTATTATTACTATAATATTCCGGGTATAAACTCGCCGCGTTAAAAGAGAAATGTTCTATCATTCTATCGGTATAGTATTGAGCGGTTCTTCTCTCCTTTTCTACTAAAAAGTCTACCTCTTCCTTTGAAACACTTTCCGAGTTCTCGCTAGTCCCTTTAGAGATACCTTTATTAGAGACTCTATACGCCGCCCAAGGTAAGTACTCAACCATTGCCCAATGTACCAAACAAGGCTTTATATGCGTTTCTACAAGGGTAGCGTAATTACCCGCTAAATTACCCGCTATAATATCGGTAGAAATCTTATTATAAAGATCCGTTCCTATATAGTTTTGTATATGTATATTTTGCGCAATCTTAACGTACTGTATAAATCGATCCGTATCTAGTCCCCCGGATACCGAAGTATACTTAACTATATCTTTTCTAGTTACAAATAATGCCTCAGCCATAACTATCTCGGTGTTGTAAAGTTTTTAGGTTTTATAAACCCTCTATTTTTCATATCTCTAGGACGTTTTGCAACTTTAGTATCGTTAGTCTCGGGTTTGAATCCTTCTTTTTTTGCTTTGTTAACGCTTATTTCGTCTTTTGGAACGTTTGCCTTTTCTCCTATTTTTTTACTCATATACGTTTTACGCATCCAAAAATGTTGGCACGATCCACCGCCTTTGTAGAGCCAAATATCGTAAGTAGCGGCTCCGTCTGGTCCCCAACCGGCGTTAACGGGTTGTTTGCTCATTTGCATTATATCCTCTTTACGATATAGTTTTCTAGCGTCTACCATCTTTCTACAAAATTCCCTACTATTAGCCGAAACCGTCAAAGGAGCGTATTGATATCTTACTCTAAATTGTACCCCTTCTTTATTTATTTCGTCTTGCTTACTTTTAGAATTTGGAGTCGCCTGTCCTACTCTTGCCAAACCTACCATTTTATCTAAAGCCTCTTCTTGATCGTAATCGACTTTACGTTCATCTACTAAATCCCAATTTTCTAGATCTTCGTCTTCGCCAAACTCGTTAAGCAAATCAAAGATTTTATCGTCCGTTTCGGCGCTTAAATTACTTTGTTTATGTTCTTCGCAAGGCATAAACCAAATCTTACCCTCGTACTCGTGTTCGTGGTAACCTTCGCAACCTATATTTTTAGCTCCTTCGATAGCCATTTCTTTAGTTGCGTAAGCTAAACGATCGTCAATAATAGCGAAGTCTTTATCTACTACTTGAGAAGCCATTTTAACGCCCGTCTCTTCCTCTCTAGCTTCGTCCGTTACTAGATTGTCCGATTCTATAAAAGAAAGCGGTTGTAGCGTCTTAAAATATAGTTTAAGGCTTATATCGTTAACGGCTAGTATATCGTCTATACAATCGACTAAAAGATCTTGGTAAGGCTTTATAGTTATATTGTCAAAAAGTAAAGCGGCGGTTTTTATTTCGTCCGCGTTTGATCCTAGTCCGTTACTATCGTTTCTTATTCCTAAAAGTAAAGGACTCGTAACTCTATGCGCTACAATTAGCTTATTACTACATTCGTTAGATAAGTATTCGTAATGAGCCGGAGCGTCGTTTAA